TAGGAATACCAATTCCAAACCAAGTTTTGTTTCAAGACGTTGGCGACGATGTAGCGCGTGTCGCGGCCGTCGGGACAATTGTTTATTCCGTCACGGTCACTTGGATTGATGACCAAGACGTTTTGGATTGGCTCGGCATTGACCCGGCAACGCTCAATGACGAATTGTTCGTGACCGTGTGCACCGACGCGGCTAACGAGGTCGCGTATCGTCGCCGTTCGGCCGCGGGTTATACCGATTCGGTTTCAACTTGTGGCTCCGACGTCAAACTCGGGACGACGATGTACGCGGCAGCTCTTTACCGTGAGCGCGGCTCGCTTGATTCGTTTCAATCGTTTGACGTAATGCAAACGCCCGCGCCAACCGGCGCAATGGGTCAAATCCTCCGCCTCTGGGGTTGCAACCGTGCTCAGGTCGCCTAGGTGGGTCGCTGCAATGATGCTCGAGCGCGTCTGGTCGAGACTCTTGAGGACGCGTCCTTGGTCGTTGTCTCGGATGCGCGAAACATACGTCCGGGGTGTGTCATTATTGACCCTCCAACAATTACGCGCTCAACGCCCGTTCAAATCTCAATGGAGTTCATCGTCACGGCGGTCCAGCCGCCACCCGGCAACTTGGACGCCCTCATCGCTCTCCTCAATCTTGTTGACCTCGTCATCGATGCCACCGGAGCAACCTCGGCGAGTAGTACCGTCTATTCCGTTGGTGGGCAAGACCTACCCGCTTACCAAATCACCGTCCCTTGGGTCGGATATCCCGCTTAAGGAGCAAAATGTCAACCTATAAAGTCTTGACCGATATGGTCGCAAACAAATCAATCGGAGACTCAATCTCCGACGAGGAACTTGACGGTTGCTCAATTGAAGCTCTTATTAATTCGGGGCATATTGCACCGGCAAACCAACCCAAACAAGAAAAGGAATAACAAATGGCAATCTACGTCAACAAAGATATTTTCTGCTCCGTCAACGCAATTGACCTAAGTGGATACGTCACCTCGGTCGAATTCGTGCAAGCGGTGGACGCCGTTGAATCAACCGCGTTCTCGGCAACGAGCACCAACGGACATTCGTTTATCGGTGGCATTCAAAACAACTCCGCAACGATTACGTTTAACCAAGATTTTGCGGCCTCTAAGGTCTGGGCAACGCTTAACACTCTTGTCGGAGTTTCGACCACGGTAATTATGCGACCAACCTCCTCCGCGGTGAGTGCGACGAATCCGACGCTGACACTTAGTTCGACCCTAATGTCGAGCCTTAGTCCGATTTCTGGCGCCGTGGGCGACCTTGCCTCTACCGGGGCGATTAGTTTTCAAGGCGGCCTCTACACCTCAGCGACGTCCTAATGTTTGAGTTGTTTATCGCGACGGTGCTCGTCGATGGCAGCGAACACGAAATTTGTTTGACGGTTTCGTCGTTGTTGGAATTTGAGCGGTTGCACACCGTCTCAATTATCAAGGCAATTGACGAAAACCTCTCAATGGAATATCTTGTCACTCTTGCTTATTTGTCTCATAAACAATTGGGCCGCGTGACAAACATTGAAAAATTTAAAGATGAGGTGAAAGGTATCTCGTACAAGGTCGAACGTCTCCCTTTTGGCGTGACGGTATCCACGGAATTATTGCCGGACTAATCCTCAATGGTGTCCCGTATTCGGAAATTATCCAAATGCCATTGACACTTGCAAACACTCTCAACCAAGCGATTATTGATAGGAACAAAAAATGAGCGCCAAGTCATCCGCACAAGTCCACGGACTCACGGAGGCGCTCGCAATTCTCAAAAAGGTTGAGCCTGAGACCGTCAAGCAAATTAACGCCAATATCCGACGCGAGGCGAAACCCGCTATTCAAGCGGTGCGGCAATACTTGACCAACCTCGACCCAGACGGTAACCCGCTCAACTCAATGGCAAATAGTGTTTTGATTAAGGACCGCGGTGACTCGACGCGTTGGAATTTTTCTCGAGTCAAAGCGGGCGTCCGATTCAAGAGCGGCGGCCCAACCAAAAAAAAGAAAAAGGCGAGCCGTCAGAATTATGCAATGTTCTCAATTATCCAGAGCAACGCCGCTGGAGCAATTTACGACGTCGCGGGTTCGCGTAACGCGGGCAAATCAAAGACGTTTGTTCCCAACCTTGAGGGCGTGGATACACCGCACAAGGACGGCAACCGTCGAGGCAAGAAAGGCCCGTCGCGTTATATGTGGCCGGGCGCCGAATCTCATATCCCGGCACTCACCGCCTACGTCAAAACTCAAGTCAAAATCATCGAGCAAAAGACCAACAAAAGTTTGTTGAAGCGAGGCTAACCCGTGAGCATTATCGTTGACATTCTTACCGAATACAACAAGACCGGAGCGGACGCCGCTAACAAATCCATTGCCGGTATTGGCACAAACTCGCTCAAGAGTGCAATTTCAATTGGTGCCGTTACTGCCGAACTAGGACGAATGGTCAAAGCTGCCGCCGATGACGAAAAGTCCGTTGACCTCTTAAAACGAACTATTGAAAACAACACAACCGCAACCGACGCTCAAGTCAAATCGGTTGAGGATTTTATTTCTAAAACATCAATGAGCGCCGCGGTTGCGGATGACGAATTGAGACCGGCGCTTGGCAACATAGTTCGAGCAACCAAGGACGTCACGACCGCTCAATCTTTAATGAATTTGGCACTAGATATTTCCGCCGGAGCAAATAAGGATTTAACGACAGTTTCTTTAAGTCTCTCAAAAGCGGTCAACGGCAATTTTGGAGCACTTAGCAAATTAGGAGTTCCGCTCGACACAAACGCGGTCAAAGCAAAAGACCTTGACGGAGTGCTCATCGGGCTCCAAACCTCGTTTGCCGGAATGTCTCAAGCGGCAGCCAATAGCGCGTCTGGCGGATTTGCCAAACTTAAAATTGCGGTCGGTGAACTTGAGGAATCAATCGGCTATCTCGTCTTGCATCCGCTCGCAAATTTTGCAACCAACATTTCACTTGGAACAAATTATTTGAGCAATTTCGTCACCACGACAAAAAAGGCAGAGGGTCCAACGGGCGGTCTTGGTGCTGCATTCTTGAACCTTGCGGAATCAATCCTCAAATCAACAAATGAGTTCAAAATTTTTAATTTTTTGACCGGCGACCACACTAAAAAGTCAAAAGACGTCACCGACGCGGTTGACGCCGAAGCAGCGCGTTTCGGGCGTTTGCGCGAAAACTACATTGCAAACAACATCGCCGCCGCGGATACGGTCAAGGTTCTTGACAAAGTCAAGACCGGCACAAAGTCCGCAGACACCTCCACAAAAGATTTTTCCAAGACTCTTGAGGACAAGTCAAAGAAAGCCATTGAAAAATATCGAGACGCGCTAAAAGAGGCCCGGGCAGAAATGGCAGATTTTGCCAAAAGCACGTCTGGCGAGTTGTCCGGTATGGTCAGTCTCCGTGAGGCATTTGACACCAATGCAACCGCCGCCGATGCCGTCACGACCGCGCTAAAGGACCGTCAAACGGCGTATGAGGCACTCGATACGGCTCAGCAGTCTGATGATGCGGAGAATCTCGCCAAGGCCATTCAGGGCGTTGCAGATGCCGAAACCAATTTGACGGCGGCTCAGCAGAAAAAAGCGTCAATGACCACGGTCGGCGAGTTTGGCAAACAAGTTGAAATGGCCAAAAAATTTGCCGCTAATCTCTCAACACTCGTCGGGTACGGTCTGGGTCCAGACGGTCTTGCCCAATTGCTCAACCTTGGACCCGTAGCCGGCTCCGCGGTCACCGATGAGATGATTGGAATACCGGGCGTATTTGGACAATTCCAAGAAGCGTTGGGGAGTCTTGCCGGTGCAGCAAATCAACTCGGGTTGAGTTCATCAACGGCGTTTTTTGGCGGCGGCGTGAATGCAGCTCAACAAAATCTCAACGCGGCTAAAGGAATCACGGTCAACGTGTCCGCGGGTGTGGTGGCAACCCCGTCCCAAATCGGGCAGCAAATCATTGACAGTATTTTGGCGGCTCAGCGCGTTAGCGGAAAAGTGTTTTTGGGCGTATGACTCAGCCCGTCATCCAAGTCCTCGTCGGGTTTCAATCGACAACCGGGTTTGGGCAATCGTTTATCCTTAACGACACCGTCAACGGCGTTCTTGACACGTTGGGCCGAGGCACCCTAGGCGGAATCACTTTTGTTGACCTCACAAGTCTTGTTCAAAATATAAACATTGGGCGCGGTCGCTCTCGACAATTGCAAGAGTTCACCTCAGGCCAAGCAACGGTGACATTTTGGAACAAAGAACGGTCGTTGGACCCGTTGAATACGTCGTCGCCATATTGGATTGGGTCACCCTCCACCGGTACAACGGGCATTCAACCGCGTTTGCCAATCATTATTAATGCAAACGGAATCCCGATTTATACCGGACTCATTACGAGTTGGAATCTTGCTTATGACCTAGCAAACAACGACCTTATGTTTGCACAATGCTCCGACAATTTCACCGTGTTTGCAAACCTCCAACTTGACGCGCACACCACGACCGCCGAGTCAACGAGTGCGCGAATTAACACGGTCCTTGCATATTCTGAGGTGAACTATCAAGGCGCTCGAAGCGTCTCAAGCGGGACCTCAACACTTGGAGGGACCGCGGCGTCTGCCGATTTCAGCATTCCTCAAGACACGAACCTACTCAATTACATTCAGCAAGTCACTCAATCGGAGCAAGGTCAAGTCTATATGGCCGCTAATGGGACATTTACTTGGAAAGGTCGAGGGACGGTGCTCACCGCCTCGGCCGCAACATTTAACGGTGACGGAACGGGTCTTGCAATGCAGACTCTAGAGAATCAATTTGGAGACACTCTTTTATTTAATTACGTCATCACCCAGAGCCCGGCGGGTGCGGTGCAAACAACGAGCAACGCGGCGTCAAGAGCGCAAAACCAAACTCAAACCTATTCGGACACCAACCTCCTCAATTCAACTACCGCCGAGGTTGCGGGTTTGGGAAATTACCTTTTGGGCAAGTATGCAACGCCCGTTTTGCGGTTCACCGGCCTCACGACCGAACTTGGCGCGTTGACTCAAGCAAATCAAAACACCGCGCTCAACCTTGACCTCACGTCCATTGCAACCGTGGTCAAAAACTTTGTGACCGGTGCTCCGTCCTCGAGTACCCAAGTCCTAATGGTTTCGGGCATTTCGCACAACATCACCCCGACAAGTCACCTCGTCTCGTACAATTTCGAGAGCACGGACCAACTCGGATTTTTCACCCTTGACAATTCGTTCTGGGGTACCCTCGACAATAACCTATTGAGTTTCTAAAGGAGAATAATATGGCTGCAAACTGGACAGATTTCGTAAGTGGTGCGGTATTGACCGCGGCCCAATTGAACGGCGTTTTGGATAATTTTCAAGACGTAGCAATTTTTAATGAACAACAGTCGAGCGGCACAAACGGCGGCTCGTCAGTATCCGGCTCATACGCAAAACGCACGTTGAACTCAACGGTTTTAAATAATATCGCAAGTTGCACATTGACGGCAGACGTTATTTCTTTACCCGCGGGTACCTATGCGGTCACAGCGTTTGCGCCTAGTTACCTCACAGGTAGAAACAAATTGCGTTTGCAAAACACCACAGATTCAACAACAATTGCGTTGGGTCAAAACTGTTTTTCTGATGGTATGCAAACTTTGGCATTGTTGCAAACGGTGTTCACAATTACAGGAACAAAAAACTTTGAAATTCAACAAAGATTTCAAGTCTCAACCGCTACTAATGGGTTAGGCGTGGCTTGTAGTTTTGGCGATAATGAGGTTTATGCACAAATTCAGATTGCCCGCGTCCAATGATTATCTCCAACCCTCCCAAGGCGCTCATTTTGCTTGTCGCGCTCATCTGCATCACGGTCCTACTTGCGCTCGGAAAAGTGACTCAAGATGCAGCTTTGCCAATGATTTCGGCAATCGTGTTCTACGGCATCGGTAACGGCGTAGCGGCCAAGACTCGACAAGACTCACCAAAAATGTTCGGTCCTAAAACCGATGAGTCCTAGACCGTACCCGTACAATGTC